AAAATGTCGTCCGTTGCTTGGGTGCTGGTAGAAATGTTCGAACCACCAGCAATGTTGATTGTGTTTCCGCTGGTGACACCCATCAATGTGGAGTCATCGCCTGTGAAATTTATGCTGAAACTGGCACCGCCTGATATCTGAGCATCAACATAGGATTTGGAAGCGGCATGGCTAGCATGCGTTGGTGTTATCGCTACTTTTATGTTGCTAAGTGTGATGTTTGATATCGCTGACACACTGGCGTCGTGTGTTGTGGTACCAACTTGAAAATCGTTGTCTCCGGCATCATAGTACAATATCGCGTTGTTCTCTGTGCCTTGGTTGAAGAATATACCTCCATCTTCCGTGCCTGCTGTTGAATTGTTCCTGTTCACTTCAATGAACTGGTCTTCAACTGTCAGGGTCTGTGAGTTCAATGTGGTCTGTGTGCCGTCTACTGTGAGGTCTCCCGGGATCCTTACGAATCTCGCATCAAGTTGTATGGTGTTCGTGCCAGATCCACTGTTGTAACCGTCGCCGGCCTTGACTGTGTAATCACCTGATGTCCTGAGAGTTTTTGCCATATGTGTTTATTTATGTGAAAATGGGGGAGCCATATAACTCCCCCATAAAGCACGTGTCTATGTAGATTACTGAGATACTACGTCGATGTTACCGTGTCCAGACTCAACAGAACCGCCGATGTCAGTTCCAAGAGTGTAAGGCACAGTACCGTTGGTACCGTCAGTCTTTGTGTAGTGTACAGTGTTGTTGTAGAACTTGTTCACGTAAGCCACAGTTGAGTCATCCAATACCACCTTCACGTTGAAAGTGCCGTTGGTGTCCAATGTTGCCTTTGTTACCAAAGTCATCACAACTTCCGTAGAGTCTTCCAAGTGGATCTTGAATTGTGTTGATCCCCTTTGTGCTACGATGTACGCTGTTGTTGAGGCGGTGTTTGTATCGCCTGTTCTGTAGTTAGATACCGCGATCTTTGCCGACTCACCGCCGCCGAAGTTCGAGATAAATTTGTCTTTTTTGAGTGGTCTACCCATTTGTTTTCTCCTACTTAGGAGTCCAGTCCTAGTTCTACTAGGTACGCGGTGGTTTTCCGCATAAGTCTCACAGTTTGGTGAGCTCTAATGAACTGGAGTATTTATTGCAGTTTGGTAAAATGTAATCTGGAGATAAAAAAAAGGGCGACCGAAGCCGCCCTTTCTAAAATAAAAATAAGCCTTGGCTTACTTGAATTTTAAGTTCGCTGATGTGATAGCTACTTTGCCCACATAGTCAGCCGCGTTACCAAGTGAAGACGCAGTGTTTGTTAACTCTACGTATCCGTATCTTGTTAAGAAGCCTACTACTGGTTCGAATGTAGCTGGATCTAACACAACACCTGATGACATTAGTGGAATGTAAGGGCAGTAGAACGCCGGAGCGTCTGCTTCACTGGCACCTTTGTAACCAACTAATACGTCAGTGGCGTCAGCCGCGTAAGCATCAACGTATACTCTCATCGCACCGTTTAAAGTACCAACAAACTTAGTGTTAGTTGGAGCTTCGAAAGTACCTTCTGTTGATCTTGCAAAAGCTGATGTTGTTGCAGATTGTAAGATAGTTAAGGCAGTTGGAGATACTACTGCGTAGTTTCCAGCACCTCTTCTAGTTCTTGTTGCGATCTGGTTAGACACTCTGTTGATCAACACAGCTAACGCCGCGTGTTCATCACCTACGAATGTTGCTGTACCAGATACAGCTGATTGGTCAAAAGTTTCAGCGGCTGAGCCAGCTAAAGTTCTTAATGAACCAATGATCTCTTGGTCGATCTCAGCAGTAATCTCTTGAGCTAACGCCGCCATGATTTCTGCTTCTACATCAATACCTTGTTGAGCTTGAGCGTCTTGTGCCGCTTCGAAAGTCCATCTAGCTGATAATTTTCTAGATTTCGCTTCTACCGGTTGCTTCAAGATCTGGATTGATAATCTCTTACCAGCAGTACCTTCTAAAGAGGCTGTTGAAGCACCTTTAGGTGTAGTGTTGTTCTGGTTACCAGAGTATGCTTTCGCAATTTTGAATGGAGATAATGCTTCTTCACCCGCTTGTGCGTTTGAAGTTACTGTGTCTGCATATCTTATTCTTAGTGTGTGGATTTGTCCTACAGGACCAGACATTGGTTGTACACCTACGATCTCGTTCGCGATCACAGTTGGCATAACCCTTCTGATTACTGGAAGAATAACCCTGTTTAACGTAGCAACGTTACCAGCCGATGTAGCACCTGCTGTTGCTTGCTCTGACAAGTACCTTTTTGTGTTTTCCAACACAACGTCCATTGTCTTTTTCTTGTTGCCTGTTAAACCTTCGGTTAGGGCTTCTTTAGTTTCGCCCCATTTTGATTCAAATATCTCTGACATTTGATATTCCCCTTAGTTTTTGTTTTGGATGCCCGCTAATACACGGATATCACCTAGGTTTGCATCTTCTCTCTGCTGTCTTGTGTCAGCTTGGTTGCCATTTGACTCAGAAATAATTTTCTTAGCCGTAGCCACCGGAGCGTCATCCATCACAGCCGGAAGATATTTGTCGAAAGCTTTCTGTAAGTCACCAGTTTGAGTAGACTCAAGCAACTGGTTCATCACTTCTGCTTTCTCTTTGCTTAATGGTTTAAGCAAAGAAGCCATCGTTGCCTTACGTTCCATCAAATCTTTTTGTTGAGAAATTTCTCTCTCTTTAGATTCAATCACCGTTTGTGCTTCTTCGATGGATTTCTCAGCGTCTTTAAGTTTCAGAGTAGTTTCATCTACAACTTTCATGAGCTTGGCCGTTTCCGACTTCTCATTCAAGTATGAAGATTGGTACTCTGAAGCAAACGCTTCGAAAATTTTCTTTCCAAAGTTAATCTCTCTAGCCGATGAGATGTCTTCTTTGAGCTGGGCAATCTCTTCACCCAACTTCTTAGTGACAGCACCTTCTACGACTTTGGCAGATTTCTTAATGAAAGCTTCTTTTAATTTTGCCAATTGATCTTTGGCTTCTTTCACTAATTTCACTTTGGTTTCTACAACAGACTTCTTGTCTTCTGCGAACTCTTTGATCTCCTTAGCGAGTGCGTTCACAACGAACTCCTCTAATTTTGCAAAGTTTTCACCTACAGCTTTCCTGTCTGTGTGTAATTCTTTCATTTCATTGGATAGTTTGCTTAACACGAACTCTTCCAATTTTGCAGAGTGAGCACCTACTGATTCCTTGTAAGCGATCTTCTCCTGTGCAAGTTGCTTCCTGTCCTCAACGAATTTGTTGATCTCTTCGCCCAACTTGTCTGACATCATCTTGTCGATAGCTTCGATCATGTTTGACTTGTCGTGCTCGTATCTTTTTGCAAATTCTTCTCTGAGCTCAGCAGTAACTTGGTCCCTGTTTTCCTTGATCTTTGACTCCCACGCCTCTTCGATACCTTTTTTAGTGTCTTCAGAGATAACGCCGGATTCAACTAGTTTTGAAATTGCGTCGAACATTTTATTTCAACCCCTTTATTATGTTGGTTAGTGCCTCTTTGAGGTGCTTTTGTGCTCTTTTGTCATTTGCAACTTCCGCCGCCAGACCCTTTGCCGCCATTCCGCCCTTTGTGTTCAACAAATGTTCGTAAATTGGGGTTGGGTAAGCACCTGGTGCCGAAGGTTGGGCCACAACATCCACAGTGATGATCTCAAAGTCTGAAACTTCGCCGCCGCCGTATTCAGAAACGTTACCGCTTCCTCTAGAGCTGACGCCTAGCTTCACACCTGATTCCAACATTGTTTGGACAAGTTGACCCATTGGTGTTGGCAGGATTTTCATCTTGCCGTATCCATTTGGACCGTCCATCCACATCTCAGTGATCATGTGAGAAACACGGTCCAAATTAATTTTTAAATCGTCCGGATGATCCACTTCACCTAGTACGCTGTAACCAGAACTGATCTGATCATTGAGTGTCTTTACTGCCTTCTGAATTTCATTGACAGGGTACACTCTCTGATTGGCATTCTTAATGCCGCCTTGAATACAGATCCCTTTCATGTACAAATCCTTGCCGTCTTTTCCCTCGTGCAATACCTGTACTCTAGCCTGATCAAAGGTTAAGTGTTCTCTAAGATATAATGACATCCCGACTTTCTCCTAACTACAATTACTTGCCAGAAATTGTAGATTTGGCTGATTTGTCTGAACCGTCAGCAGTCGCAGGTTTCACTTCTTTTTTCATTGAAGTTGATTTGTCCTTACCGCCTGTGTTCTCAAAGTCGCCTTGTTTCTTCTCAGCAGTTGGTGCCGGTCTTCCGTTGTCGTCAGCTGAGCTTTGAGCGATGTTCTTGGCATCTGCTTTTGGCTCCGCGCCACCTTTTTGTGCTACTGGAGATTTTGCGCCTTTGTCCGAATGGTCAGCTGTGTCCGCAGACTTCTGAATTTTATATTCATCCATCTTTTCTTTCTTCTTCATGTCGTCCTTAGCTTCCATTGGTTGGATCTCGTCAGCTACTGGCTCTTCAACAGCTTCTTCCGCCTCTTCAGCGTCGTCGCCTTTGTCGCCAGCCATCATTTTTTCGAATTCTGCTTTAAGTTCATCTAAAGCGTCTTCTAAATCAGCAACTCTCTCCTCGGTGTCACCTTCTTCTTTGTCACCGTGGTCTTCGTCGCCCATCTCATCACCAGCTTCCATGTCGCCTTCGTCTTCAGCTGACACGTCTTTGATAAGCTCGTCAGTAGCGTCGCCGCCAACTTCTTCAATTGACTCTTCTTCTACTGCTTCTTCTTTAGAAGTCTCTTCGATTTCAACTTCTTCGCCTTCTTCTACTTCTTCAGATTTTGCTTCCTCTACAGCTTCTTCTGTAGTCTCTTCAACTTTCTCTTCTGAAGTTTCTTCTTTTGCAGTTTCTTCTACTTGCTCTTCTTTGGCTTCAGTAGTTTCTTCTGCTGTTTCCGCCAATCCTTCGTAGATGTCTCTTGACTTCTCTACTACGATTTCGTGAAATAAAGCTTCCGCTTTATCGTTCTCTTCGTTGATTAGCAGGTCTAATAATTGTTCAAATTTATTTGACATTGCACGTGCTCCTTTTACGTAAGATTTGTACTTTAAAGTGTTGTATTTAAGACAAACGTGCAATTATGGCACTGTAAAAGGGTCAAATATGACACTTTTGGCAGTTCTAGTACTATATTTTGAGTGTTAAGTTATGTATCTTCAAGAATTCTTCAATATCTACGTGCTTAAAGTTGTTGTTGAATTCCAGATCATGTGGCCTGAACCAGCCCCTGGGAGTGACCCTGTGGAACTTGATGTTGGGATAGTCCTTCAGCACATTCTTGGTCTGGTTCATCCAGTTGCCATAGAACGTGGCCGTGTCCTTGCTCTTCTTGTAGTTCCTGGTGTCCTTGAACATGTTGTTGAATCCGAACGTGGACTTGTTGGCATTGACCGGATGTCCCTGATAGTCAAAGCCCAGTATGTAGATCTCGTCGTGTCCTTGATCCGCCGCGTGCTTCAGTGCAGTGGGTCCCGAACTCCAGCCCAGGCTGGGTCTGAAGAACTGCATGTGATCACGTATCTTGGGGTGTTTGTCGTACTGATGATTGTAGTTGCTCCATACTTCGTGTGTGACGCAGTAGTCTGATTCCGCTATCTCGAAGATCATCTTTGGATCCACCGCTACCAGCACATCGGGCTCCTCCGCCCTGTAAACGCCATTGCAGGCCCAGACCTTGCCGTGTTCCTTTAGGTCCGCGACCTTGATTCCTCGGCGACTCTCGCCATTTCCCAATACGAATGCTTTCTTGGACATTATAACTCTAAGTTATCGTCTGTGGCAGGCTGTCCGTACATCTTTTGAACGAACTCAGCTTCTTCCTTTTGTTCTTGATCGTGTTGCTCTGACGCCAGTCTCATCTTGTTGATGTCCTTGAGACACAACCTTGTCTTCCTTGTGTCCGCGTCATCCACTATGGAGATGTCATCCTCGGCGTTGT